ATTGGTCAAACTATTACTCTCACCTACTGCGAGCAGAAACTGGCCCACTTCGTCGCTCGTCATCGCAACGGCAACAATCGCTATTTCAATGTGGCGAATCTGAAGATCAGTGCAGAATCGCCGCTGACCGTGGATTTGGAGGGCATAGCTGGCGAGATTGCTTTCTGTCGTCTGTTCAATGTGTACCCCGACCTGGACACCGACCGTCCGCCTCCGCATCCGTTCTATGACGCGACAATCCCTCCGCCGCCGGGATATCGCATCGATGTCAAGACGACCAAGTACGACAACGGCAAGCTGCTGGTGGACGCGCGCAAGGACAGCGTTAAGACCAGCGCGGTTGATTTCTACGCTCTGATGACCGGCACTTTCCCTGGTCCGTACACCTATCGCGGCATGATAGCGCGGGAGATAATCATCGCGCCGCATCGGATCGAGACGATCAAGGGTTACCGCTCATACGTCGCCATCCAAAGCGAACTCGTGGCCAACCCCATCGACGCCACATTTTAATTGACGCGATAAGCGTTTCTGCTGCTCCATCCCGCGTAACGACCTTAAGCAATGCGTCCGCTTGGTCAGCGAATGCACACCGTCTAAGCGGCAATGACACTCCGCATCGGAAGCGGTTGGATAATCAGCCACCGTGTGGTGGATGGATGGCCAACCACAATGTCGGTTTAACGTCGGTTAATTTTTCATCTCATGTCTTGTCCTAATGTCTTCAACGCCTTTGCGGTGGCTACCGAGTCGCTCGCTCAGGACGTTTACAAACGCGCCTCGTACCGCTCGATGTGGCTCAACATGATCGAGCGCGGCGAGTATCCCCAGGGTACTGGTCTGACCCAGACCTCGTTCACCACCACCTCCATCGAGCCGACTGCGGCTGAGGAGTGGTCGGCCATCACGCTCGCCAGCGGTGAGAACGGTGGCGCTTGCGATGTCACCTACAACGACGTTCCGGTCGGCTACAATGCCGTTACCTGGAGTCCTGAGCGTTTCGCCCTCAAAGGTCCGCTCCTGTGTAAGGACGATCTGACCTTCGACCATCGCGTCGAGGCGTTCCTGCGGGTGTACTTGGAGAAGCTCTCGATCCGCGCTCAGCGCACTTGGGAGACTCGCTATCAGAACACCTTTGCCAAGTTCGCCATCAAGGCTGTGGCCGACTCGTCCTTCACTCAGGTTGAGACGATTCCGTCCGGCGTGAATGAGTTCCCCTGGATTCAGACCGGATCGGCTGGTCAGGCGCTCAATCAGTCCACTTCTGAGCTGACTCAGGAGATGCTCGATGTCGCCGCCGCCACGCTGATCCGTAACGGTGCTACCAATCCTGATAGCTCTGGTTTCATCAGCTACTCTAGCGACGGTCCGATCTTCCCGCTGTACATCGGCTTGGAGGCTTCGCAGCGCATCGCTCAGAACAACCCCGCGTTCCGCGAGGATCTGCGTCAGGCCGACATGGGTCAGGGCGAAGGCGCGCAGTTGCTCAAGCGCATCGGCGCGAATCGGGTGATTAAGAACTTCCGGCATGTGCCGAATCTGTTCCCGCCCCGCTTCACCTATGCCGGTGGCAAGTACACGCTGGTTCAGCCGTTCACCAGCTCCAGCGGTACGAAGGGTACGGTGTTCAGCGTCAACCCGAACTGGACGACCGCTCCGTACGAGGCTGCGTTCATCGTTACCCCGTATGTGTTCAAGAGCCACATCGTCCGCCCCGTGAATCGGGTTGGCGACTTGAGCTGGATGCCGACCAACTACATGGGCGAGTGGCAGTGGGTGACTGGTGCCTACAAGCTCGATGTGGATTGCGCCGATCCGCTGGAGAAGAAGGGTCAGCATTACGCTGAGTTCATTCACGCCTCGGAGCCGGTCTTCACCAACCAGGGTATGACCATCATCTTCCGCCGTTGCACCGGCGCCCTTACCCAAATAATTTGTAGCTGAGCTACCTAATTAACAAGACCCCAGCGGAGCAATCTGCTGGGGTTTTTCTTTTTCATCTGCCGCAGTTGACAGACTGTGTTGGTTGAATAAAATTGTCGTCGCATGAGTGAATTCAAACGTGGCGACAAACGCGAATCAGACGGTTGGTTGTTTTGGCAATACCTCGTTGGGAAAAGGGAGTACTGGGTTTCTCCAGAAAAATATGACGAGTTGCGGCAAAAAGACTGCGATAGATTTGCCAAGAAATACGAACAAAACAGCGACGAAATCAAGCGTAAGGCCAGAGAGTATTACTCGAAAAACAAGGACCATGTGAACGAGCGAAACATGGAGTACTACAGGGCAAATTTTTCAAGCGTTCGAGAGTCGAGAAAGAGCTACAGAAAGCGCATCAAAGAACTTGCTGCGAAGTGGCTTGAGGAAAATGACGCAAATGGATTCATTCGAAGTCTTAAAAGGGGGTTTCGGCGAGAAGACGGCATGGTTTTCTGGGGATTTCAAGATCCTCACCCAGACGGATCTTGCAGGATGGTCTGGATGACGGGGCAGGAATTCGAAGAGAAACGTGCCGCTGAAATCGAACGGTTGAGAAAAAGGTACGCGTTGAAAAAGCCTGAATTCCTGTCTCAGGTGAAAGAATACCAACTTAAAAATGCAGATGCGATACGCGAACGTCGAAAACTCTATCGCGCCAAAAACGCCGAGAAAATCAAGCTGGCCAAGCAGAAGTACGGCATAGAAAACCGAGACAAAATCTCCAAGGCGCTTGCTGAGCGTAGAGCTAGAAATCCGATTGTTAGGCTGGCCAATTCAATGCGTCGGTCGATTAGGCGATATCTTGACGCTGGCCAGAAAGGAGAGATGAGCAGCTTCGAAATCATTGGCTGCTCAAAAGACGATCTTCGCAAGCACCTGGAATCGAAGTTCAAGGGTGGCATGACATGGCAGAACTACGGAAAGCACTGGCACATCGACCACATCGTTCCGCTGATTTCCGCGAAATCGCCAGAGGAAGTGAAGAAGCTCTGCCACTGGACGAATCTTCAACCGCTCACAGCATTCGAAAACATTTCAAAAGGTTCAAAAATGCCCCTTGCCATCGACGCATCATCAGACGAACGTATCGACCGGATTGACTCATAGGTTGTTTGTCTAAAAGCCGCTACACGCGGCAACCCCTCATCGGCTCGAAAGGCTGGTGGGGGGTTTTTCGCATTAGCCTTGACACCAACGACCACGAAGTGATGCTCGCTTCATGCCGGTATTTACCATTCCCAAAGGCGTCGAAATCCCCGAGAACTTGAAGGAAGGCGAGGCTTTCCAAACGATGGCAACCATCGTTCTTGGCAAGGGCGGAAAGGCTGAAGTCATCGAGATTGATGGCATGGCGATTCCTGGCTACGAGAAGAAGTCGAAGGGCAAGAAGATGGCCGAGCAGGGCGGTGAGTACGAGGAGGAGGGTGAGGAGATGGTTGAGGAGGGTGGCGGCGGCGGCGGATTCATCGCTGAAGTGATGCGCCGTGGCGCTGGTCCGATGGCTTAAATTCTAAACCGATATGCCAAACATCACATGCGACGAGGCGGAGACGCTGATCAATGAGGCGGCGTCGCTGGGATGTCGTTCTCCGTGGGAGATTGAGTTGGCCAAGCTGGCTCTGGAGAATCGCATTGCGACGTATCTGGCCGGAGGCGGCGCGACGCGCGGTGCGTATCGGAGCGTGAGTGCGACGGGGAATGTTCAGAGTGGAGATTATCTCCTGCTCTGCGATTCCACGGCTGGAGCGGTGACGATTACGCTTCCTTCAGCGGCGCTGGTTCCGGGTCGGATCTATGTGTTCAAGCGGATCAATGCCGGTGCGAACAACGTGGTTGTTGACGGTTATGCGTCGGAGACGATTGACGGCGCTGCGTCGTACACGCTGAGTTCTCAGTGGGCTGGCGTGACGGTTATGAGCAACGGAACCGCTTGGTTCATCATCATCTGATATGGCTACAATCTCCTGCGCGGAAGCTGCTAATCTGATTGCCGAGGCTTACGGCGCTTCGTGCAAGAGTCCGCGCGAGCGTAATCTGCTGGAGATTGGCCTACTCTGGGAAGCTGCGACTCTTGGCGGAACGGCTGATATCACGGCGGACAACACGGTGATTACCGTGGACACGACGATCATCACGGCGGACATGACCGAATTTCTGTAACCGAAACCAAATCATTTAATTCGATATGGCACAGCAAACCATCAATGTCGGAACGTCCCCCAATGACGGGACGGGAACGCCGCTGCGTACGGCTTTCCAGTACACGAACAGCAACTTTACCGAGCTGTACACGGCTGTCGGCCCGAGCGGCAATAACATCGTTGTTCCGGGTAACGCCACCATCACCGGCGATCTGACGGTGGATACCAGCACCCTGAAGGTGGATTCGGCGAACAATCGGGTTGGTATTGGTACGGCGACACCGGGATATCCTCTCCACGTTTCAGCTACTGATTCTGAAATTGTCATTCAAGATTCTAACACTCCTGTCGGATCGAATCCTGCGTCATTGCTGAGTTTCTGGGGAAGTGCCTCGCGAGCTGGTTACATTGGCTATCCAAGCGATAATAATCTGTACATCAATCAGGTTGCCAATTCGTCGATCTTGTTCCTCACGAACAACACCGAGCAGATGCGCCTGAACTCCACGGGGCTGGGCGTGGGGGCGAGTCCGACCGCACCGCTTCATATTTTTAGCTCTGCTACCGGAACTGGTCCAATCACAAACGTCGTTGGAACTTTCCGTGTTGGAGCAGCCGGTCGAGATGCCAGCTTGCAATTCAGTGACACGGTGAACCAAGCCTATGTCACAATGCTTTCCGGTGCGCTATTGTTCGGCACTGGTGGAGCTAACGAGCGTCTCCGCATCGACACCTCCGGCAACGTCGGCGTGGGGGTTACGCCGAGTGCGTGGTGGAGTGGGCGTCGCGCAATTCAAATTGGAAGCTCTACCGGAGATGCGAGCATTGCAGCTTCACCTGGAACTGCAAACTTCGTCTCTCTTGGATCTAATTATTTTGTAGACTCAACCCCTGCGGCAAAATACATAGCCAACTCTACGGCCACACAATACACGCAACTGGGCGGTCAACACCAGTGGTTCTCCGCTGCCAGCGGAACTGCGGGAACTACCATCACCGACTTCGCGACGGCCAAAATGGTCCTCGACGCGAGCGGGAATCTGTCCGTTGGGGCGACCAGCGCTCTCAATAGCGTTCGTATTTTTGCTGAACGCTCTGGCGGTTCTGTTGCTGGATTCAATCGTACTAGCTCCGATGGCACAAATGTGCTGTTCTATCGAAGCGGTTCAATCGTTGGAGATGTTTCGGTTACCACCACCGGAACCACTTTCAACAGCACCTCCGATTATCGACTGAAGGAGTCTGTTGCTCCGATGTCTGGTGGTCTTGCTCGCGTCAATGCGCTCAAGCCTTCTGTCTACAAGTGGAAGTCGAACGGTTCGGATGGTGAAGGCTTCTTGGCCCACGAACTTGCCGAGGTTGTTCCCGCTGCCGTGAACGGTGAGAAGGACGCTGTGAACGAGGATGGAACGATCAAAGCTCAGTCGATTGATATGTCTCGCATCGTTCCAATCTTGGTTGCCGCCATCAAGGAACTCACCGCTGAAGTCAACGCTCTGAAGAACGCCTAATCCCATGACCACCATCTCTTGGATCATCGAACGCCTTCTCGTCAAACCGACCGAAGGCGACAAAACCGATGTCGTCATCACCGCCGACTGGCGATGCAACGGCACCGATGGCGCCTACAGCGGCACCTGCTACGGATCGACCAGCTTCGCTCCGCCGACCGAGAACTTCACGCCGTACGAGGACCTCACGCAGGAGCAGGTTCTCGGCTGGTGCTTCAGCAATGGCGTCGATCAGAGCGCGATTGAGGCGAACGTGACGCTCCAAATCGAGAACCAGATCAACCCTCCGGTCATCGCTCCGCCGCTGCCGTGGTTGCCGCCGGTGATGATCGTGCCTCCGATGCTGCCTCAGGTTGAGCCGGTTTTGGTTGCGCCGGTTGAGGCTGTCGTCGATGCTCTGGCGGCATGATTACAATCGAACTTACCACCGAACAAGCGAACAACCTCCTGCAACTCATCGACATCGCCATCAAGGCTGGCGGCTTCCAGAATGCGAAAGTCGGCGTTCCTCTCGCCGATCTGATTTTGGAAGCTGCCAAGCAGTCGCAGGCGGACGCTAACTAACCAAGCACGATGACGGACCACCACGCTTTCATTCGAGATATCTCAATCGGCGTCGGTGGTCCGGTCATCGGCATTCTTGGAAACGCGGTATTATCCGATCCGAATCTCAAGACTATCTCACTGGCTCTTGGCGCGCTCGCCGCGCTTCTTACATGCGCCGTGAAAGCAGTCGAACTCTATCGCAAACTCAAAAACGACAAATGAACCCGAACATTTCCTCTCTTCTCCGCCACGGTCTTAGCGCGCTCGGCGGTTTCCTCGTCGCCAAAGGGTTGGCCAGTGCTGATCAGGTTGCCGAGATTGCTGGTGCGACTGTCACTCTGATCGGCGCTGTCTGGTCGATCTGGAAGAACAAGCAATCAGCCGCTGCCGCTCCCGCCAAACAGACGGAATGAACTTCCTGGCCGACTTCGTGATGAAGCTGGTCATCTGGCTTCATTCGCTGACGAAGCAGGATACGACAAGCGAAGATGCTAAGAAGCAACCCGATCTTAAGCGCGGTCTTCTTGATCGTGTGCGCGAGCATGAGCGTGAGCTGCGCGAGCCGGGTGATTTACGTCCCCCACGGTGAGCCTGTGAGGCTTGCTGAGGACGTTAAGGCTAAGGTTTGGATCGTTGACGCCAGCGGCAAAACGGTGCGTAGTAAGAACCGCATTACCATCCATGAAGGCTGGTATGCGCTTCCAAAGGAATGAGCTACAACGCACCGTACAAAGGTTCTCCCGCTGTCCGATCATCCGGTAGCGGACCTTACAAGCAGTCGCCGCCGCCCAAGCCGCCGGTCAAGCCAAAGCCTAGGCCGGTTCCGAGCGGCAGCGGACCGTATCGTAAATGATTCAAACGAAAATCCCCCGGTGGTAATGAAAACCATCGGGGGATAATTGTTTTGGAGAGTAGGATCAGCGTCCTAACGACTTCATCACGCTGGCAACGAAGTCTTCGCTCTTCGCAGCATTCGTGCTGGCAGGCCTGGAACCGCCGGTCGTCGCGCGCGAGCTGACTCCAGGTTCGCTTCCGCGATACTTCGATAATTCAGCTTGGAGGCGCTTGTTCACCTCGACCTGAGCATAGAGAAGTTCGCGGTACTTAGGCGCAGCAGCGGCCCACAGAGCGGCCTTCGCCAGATCCTCTTCGCTGTTCTCACCGTTGAAGATTTGCTGAGCGAGACTCAGGCGCTGGTTCAGTTCGCTATTCCACTCCTCGTCGTTCTCACGCGGCTCGAAGATTTCGAGCGAACGGGCATCGCTGGAAACCTTCTGCCAGGTCTTCGTGGCCGACTCCAGTGCAGCCTTTGTCCCCTCCTCGTTGTCCTGCTGGTACTTGGAGATGACCGCATCGTAATCGGCCTTCGCCTCGGACAATTCGGACGCGCGTTCGCCATTGATTTCGTCGTACTTGACGATGAGTGCGCCAAGTTTGGCCTTCTTGGACGGTGAAAGACCCTCAACGATGTCGTCGATCTGCGAGTTGCGATAGTCGCTCTCAGGCGATTTAAGGAGCGAGACAAGGCGTTCGCCATCGGTTCCGACAAGGTTCTTCACCGAATCAAACACCCCACTGATCTTGCCTTCGTACTTCTTGATGAAGTCGGGGTGACGCTCGATGTCCAGAAGGCGAACGCGCTCGGAAAGCGCATCACGCTCTTCCTGCAACGCCTTGAGCTGAGATTCGAAGTCAGGATTGGTGGACTTGCCAGCCTTCAGCTCCTCCAATTGCTTGGCCAATTGCGCCTTCTCCTCCTTGATCTTGCGGAAAGCATCGGCGGCTTTTGTAGACTTGATCGTCTCGGGGATGTCCGCGTCGTCGGTGGCGGCAGGAGCCGTGGTTTCAGCAGCCGGTTTCTTACTTCCGAACATCCGCTCGATGTCCTTCTCAGCTTTACTGAGCTTTGGAGATGTATCGTCGGTCTTCTGCTGCTTTTTCGGCTGCTCGGTAACTTGAGTCGCAGTATTTGCGGCTTCATTGGCCGACGCAGCATCGTCGATTCCGCTCGCCTTGAAGGCGTCGATGAACGAGCTGCCGAAGTCGGGAGTCTGGCTGTTGACGAGAGGTGAATTCAGGGGTTCTTCCATATTTTTAAGATTTAGTACGATTTCTCAAAAGTCGCTTCAGGTTCTTTCGCTGTTTCAATTACGGCCAATTTACGGAGGTTTTCAAGACAATGCGCGTAGCCAGCGGTTACACCGGCAGCGAAAATAATGTCCGATTCCTTGCTCCCATGAGACGGCATCGGCACCGGAATTGACTCCGACACGATTCGAATCGCCATCCGAAGGATTGGATTCCTCATAATCGCAGCAAGCTCAGCCTGTTGGCCATCGTTCTGCCAATCGCTCAGGTTTACTTCAGGCAGATTCAGCAGATCCTGCTTCGTCTGTTTGCTCGGGTTTTTCGTCAAGCCTCTTAGCCAGTTCATTGTATTTAGACTTCTTGTTTCGTTTCAGTTTGTGCCGCTCGGGAATCGGATCGAGAACATCCACCAGGGTCGGCGGGTTCTCCTTGTTGACGACATCGCGCTTGGGGCGAATCACCTTCGTCACCTCAAGCAGGTCGGCCAGCGGCAGCTTCATGTAGCCGCAATCCACATCGTTGATGCCGTACGAGATGACGAAGTTGTTCTTCGCGCTATCGAAGAAAGCACCGCACGGGAACACGACCGCAGGCAATCCCGGCCACCAGTCCTGCTGATTCGTGCCGGTGAGAAGCGGCAGCGTCGTCATGCGAACGATTCGGAACGGAGCCTTGGCTTCGAAAGCGTACGCACCCATGTAGTAGCGACGCTTGCCATTGATCCACGGCAGCGAACTGTGGAAGAAGGTCCAGTACAGGCCGTCGCAGAGAATCGGATTTGTTCCGCCGCGAACCTCGCCAAATTTCCACAGCGGATTGAACTCCTCTGTGACGTATTCGGATTCCTTCTCTAACCGCCCATTAAGGCGCACAACGACATGGGGATTGGCCGAATACACCATGTGCGGCGCGTTGTCGTGGACGAAGTAGAGCCAGTTTTTCTCATGGCCATCGTTGATCATGGCCTGCGCGTAGTTGTTGCCGTAGATCGGATCGAACCGGCCCACGTTCAGAAACTGCTTATCGAGCAGGAACATCGCCTGATGCGCGTAGCTCTTGAACGGAACGAACGTGCAGCAGCTCACGCCATACTTGTCGCCGAACTTCACAACACGCGGATCTTCGAACTGCTCGTTCGGATAGCTGGCCGTGAGCTGGAGGATCGACTTTTTTGTGGCTCGTAAATCTTTACTCAGCTCGAAGGCAACGATGTCGTTCTTCTCGACGTAGACATCTTCGTCCTTCTCGCGCTTGTTCCGGCAGCGACGGGCGAAAAGCATGATTCGTCCATCTGCCTCCTGCATGATGGCTGGGTTGAAGTAGTACGTCCCGGGTTCAGCCGGAAGTACGATTTTGCCAACCTCCCAATCGGTCTGTTCGGTCAGCTTGGGGACATCATTTTTTGCGTAGCTCATTAGAAACTCGGCTGCGAATTTGAGTTCGTCGTACAGTGAAAGCCAATGATCGCGCTCCTCGCGGACCTCGGTGAGATGTTCTTCATGCTCCTTGGTTCGAACTTCCAGCGTCTTACGGAGGTCTTCGATCTGCATGAGAAGATCGGCATGGCCATCGCCACCATTGGCGAAGCGTTTAAGAGCCTTGAGGCTGATGTCTCGGATGATGTCTCTCATCATGGATACAAGTTTGTGTTCTCCTGCGTCGCTAATCTCGGAAGAATTCCATAGAAATTCATCCTGGGCATCGAATCGATCAGCATCTGGATGTCGATCGGCGCCCAAACCTTTTGGTTCGTTTCGAGGAGCTTACAAGCCCCCTCGTAGTTTACAAGATATGCATGGGTACACATGCCTCGAACCAGCCTGTAAAGGTTGGCCGCGACGTATCCATGATCTTCAATCGGATCAGCGCAGCAGCTTCCGAGGTAGACGACATGCCAATCGTTCGGAACGAATTGCAGGTTGTCGTTGGCCAGCGACTTCCAGTTCTTGTCGAGAAACTCAACGTCGTCCTCAACAATCAGGAAGGTGCGATGATCGGTCAGCTTCGCCTCAACCATCCATTTGATGGCCGACCATGCGGAGAAGTGGCTGAGTCCGGCGACGATGGTTTTGACCTTCGCCTTCTCCTTTTCCCGACTGTGGTAGTAGTCGGTTGAGATGCCGCAGTTGTGAGCGCGAAAGCCGTAGATCGGAACCGCATCGATTCCGAACGACTTCATGTACCGGATGCACCGATTCTCCTTCTCGCTCTCAGGTTTCGAGATGATGAAGGTTGGTGTGTTCTCGAAATCGACTCTCATCGGTTGGGGAGGATGTAGATGATGCCGCGCCGAGCGCCTGTGCATCGGCTAGGGTGGTTGTAGTAGTAGCTGTAGCCGTACTTTTGGGTCAGCGTCTTCGCCCGATAAATCGCGTCCAGCTTCTCCTTGATGTAGCCGAAGCAGATGTCATGGCCATTGTAACTGTCGAATCCAAGGTGTCCGGTCGGCTCCTTGAAATCGTGGATGGCAATGACCGGATGCAGGTCGTACCGATTGATTGCCTCAAGCTCCTCAAGCAGCGGCAGGTAGTCGTTCCAATGCGCGTCGAGGAAGAAGATCGTATCGTGTCCAACACCGTGATGCGGGATGAACCAGTTCATGCAGGCATCGCTGCTGCCCTCGAACATTTCCACATGGAGCTTCTCACGTTTGAACCGCTCCTTCGCCTTCTCGACCTTATCATGGTCAAGCTCGCATGAGACGGTCTTCAAGAAGTTCTTGGCCAACCAGACTGTCGTGTCGGCTTCGTGCGTTCCGGTTTCGACAGCAGTCGTAAGCTCGAAGCGTTCCTTGAGGTAAAGAAACTCCTGCTCGATGAACGTGTCTCCGTTGAATGGTGAACCCATGATTTAGTCGGCTAGAGTCATTCCCTCCTGATCGGCAACACGCGGGAAAATGGTGAAGCAGTTGAGGTGTTGTCTGCTGTTGAAATACATCTGCAAATCAATCGGAGCGTAAATCGCCTCGTTCGTTTCGATCAGCGTCTTCAACGCCTTCTTTCGGACGATGTAACAATGGGTGCAAAGCGGCATTCCCTCGAACAGATTGGAATCGTACTCACGGCTGATCTTGCCATGCGCGCAGCATGAACCTGGGTAGAGCAAGTCCCAGTTCTCCGGCAGCTTGGTCAGCGCGCGTTCAACCGTCTCGCGCCAGTGCGGCCTGAAGAGGGTGTCGTCCTCAAGCACCATCACCATGTCGGACGTATTCGGATCGAACTCCAGGGCGTTCCAGAGCATCCAGTGCGACATCGTACATCCGACATGCTTATGGCAGATCAGATAGCCAGAGCCGGGATTATCGACCTCGTACGGAATGCTCGCCTTCAGGCCAGACTTCTTTCCGTTCAGGCCGTAGAAGATCCGATAATCCGAAATGCCAGCGGCACTCAGATTTTCTTTTAGACGCGGGATACGCGGCGAACCGCGCATCGTGATGACGACCGTTTCCACGGTTATTTCAGCTTCCGATAAACCGCGAAACAGCTCTCGGCGAGGTCGTAGCGAGCAACAAACTCGCAACGCTTCAGAACGAACTTGAGAGCGGTCTGGGTCGATTCCCAGTTCACATCATCCATGACGATGTATCCGCCAACCTTGAGTTTCGGAAGCCAGTTGACGACATCGCTTGTAGATGGCCACTCAGCGTGGTTGGCGTCGATGTGAACCATGTCCATGTCGGGCAGCGAGCGTGAAGCATCCCAGCTCGACATGCGGCAGTATTGGATGTGCCGGACAACTTTGGCGCGAACCGTGTGTTCGACGAACGATTCGTAGTGCTTGTCCAGATCGAGCGTCGCCCACCATTCCTGATTCGCGGCGGATTCGTCGTCGATGCAGTCCTCTTTCTTCCAAGAGTCGATGGCGTAGACGGTTCCGCTACCGTTCAGCTTGCAGGCGTAGGCCAGAGCGAGCGTTGACTTGCCTTCGAAAACGCCGACTTCGGCAATCTTCTGAGGCTTGGTTTCAAGAACAAGCTTCGCAATTTCGAAGCCTTTGCGTTGATCGCACCAGCCGCCCATCTTGGGAAACTGATCTGCGATGAATTGAGAGACGAGTTCTTCGTTCTGGCTCATAAATTTTAACCCTGACGCGCCAAGTTCGACTCAGCAGTTGCGTTCGCTCGTTGAATGTCCGCCGTCGTCTTCGCATTCCGGCGAGCCAAATCGGCCATCGCCTTCGTGTTCTGACGCTGAATGTTGGCCATAGTCTCGGCGTTCTGGCGAGCGATTTTAGATTGAACTTCCGCGTTGAGAACAGCGGTCTTCGGATCGACACCCTGCTGAATCGCCATCGCCTGTTGCTGCTGCGCCATCGCTTGAGCTTGCTCCTGAATCAACTGACCAAGCTGTTCGATTGTCTGACTAAGCATCTGAAGCTGCTGCGCGTAAGCTTCAACCTGCGGACGGCGCGTAGGATCGGTGGACAGGCGCTGGAGATGATCCTGAACGTGCTGACCGATGCCCTGAAGGAAGAGGACAATCTCCTGCGGATTGCCGCCCTGCTGGAGCGATGCAGCAGCTTCGTTCGCAGCAGCCAAATGCGTGTCGATGTGAACGATGTGGTTCTGCGTATCCGTAACCACCGCCATGTTGCCCTGGCGCAGCGAAGAGTGTTCGAGGACAGCCAGAGCGGTCTGATCTTGAACCTTCGAAGTCTGGATCTGACTCGGCAGATACCGATCAACCATTTGCTGACCAACCTGAGCGGCGATGTAGTCCTGCAAGAGGTTGACCTTGCCACCCTCGGGCAACGAACCGAGCAGACCGAGGAGCGAACCAAGAAGCTGTTGCTTAGCGAACTGAGAACCTTGGCCAACCGTACGAGTCGCTTCGACGTAATCGATGTCGAGCATGGCTTGAGGCGGAACACCGCGCTCACGGCAACGGCGCTGGAATTCAATCGCGTCTTTATCCGAGCGGGTAATCGGATTCAGATTCGGATTCGAAGCGCGGCGATACCGTTCCTCAAAGAAAGAATCGAGCTGCGTGTAATACCGGCTTAGCTGCGTCTTACCGATTGCTGACTGCTGCGCCACGATGGCTTGAACTTCGGTGGCAGTTCGGGGATTGCCCGAAGGCTTGTTGAGCGTCTGGCGGTACTGAGACAGATTGCCTTGAAGAACATTTTCAAGGTCTTGATTGACCGCCATAGGAGCGTCCAGAACGCCAGCAATGTTCTGCTGAATGACTTCGTAGTCTGGCGGGAGTATCGCATACGGTCCTTGCTGAACGACGCTCGTCTTGCTGAGCGCATTGGGGTTGAGCGGACGGAATAGGATCTGGGTGCGAGCAAACGCGCTGTCGACCATTGAGCAGCGCAGACGATTCTTCAGCTCCATCGCCTGAAGCATCTTGATGCCCAAGCCTTTGACACCGTGATGCTCGCCATCACCACGGTCGTAATACATCGGATGAATCACCTGCTCCCACTTCTTGAAGCGGCGCAGCTTGCGATACATAAAGTCCTGGCTGTCACGCTCATCGATGATGGCGTGGCTGATCTGACCATCGAACTCCTTGTAGAA